GAGGCAATGCCTCACGAGATCGGGAAGTAATGCAGGTTCGAGTCCTGTCATGAGCGAAGGCTCATGTGGCGGAACTGGTCGACGCCTTCCCGAGCAGATCAGGACGGACACGACCAGCCGTAAGTGATCCATGTAGCGTCTGGATCGGCCCTTACGGGCGTGGCTGGCTAGGTTCACGCGCTTTCCCGCCGTCCTGTACCTCAAGACCCGCAAGGGCAACGCTAGCGTCACAGCCCCGTCTGCTTCGGTAGGCGGGGTTCTCCATTTCAGGAGAACGGTATGCCCTACCTCGTCCTCCCATACGACACCGGCTCCGAAGGCTACCCAGGCATGCAGTCCTTCATCAACGAGAAGGCGGCAGAGGGATACGAGCTCATGCAGGCGGTCCAGGAATCAACGTATGACTGGGTGCTGTTCTTCAAGGCGCCCGTCGATCAACGCAGCGCTGCATAAGCTGGCGAAAGCGGTAGATAGGTAAGATGGCCGCATACATCGCATTCTTCGCCCCAATTGTTGGCCTAGCCGCTGTTTGTGTATGGGGCATCCTTGCTGAGCGCCTAAAGGACAAGGCGGAGAGATGAGCGGGAAGTCTCAATGGGGGCAAGACGCCCGCGACGACATCCTCGACAAACTCTCCATAGGCAAGAGCCTGCGTGAAATCTGCTCAGTCAAAGGAATGCCATCCGAAAGCCTCGTTCGCAAATGGGTGATGCAGGATGAGGACTTCGGTGCGCAATACGCCCGCGCGCGCGAAGCTGGCATGGAAGCCCTTGCGGATGAAATTCTGCAGATCGCCGACAGCCAGGAAGGCGACGTGTTCGTCAAGGAAGACGGAACGGAGATCGTCAACCACGACGCCATTCAGCGGGCAAAGCTTCGCGTCGATACGCGCAAATGGATCATGAGCAAGATCGCTCCGAAGAAATACGGTGATCGGCTTGACCTCAACCATTCCGGAAGCATCGACACAATGTCAGATTCCGCCGTCGATGCTCGCCTCGCTTTCCTCCTCGGAAAAGCTGGAATTGCTCCAGTTGCTGGAGGAGAAGGAGAGGCGGACGAAACAAAACCTTCTGGCGACGTATAAGCCTTACGCGAAGCAGGTCGAATTCCACAGCGCCGGAAAGGGCTATCGCGAACGCCTGTTCATGGCCGGCAACCAGCTTGGCAAGACGCTGGCCGGGGCAGCCGAAGCGGCGATGCATCTCACCGGCCGCTACCCGGACTGGTGGGAAGGCCGGCGCTTCGACAAGCCGATCGTGATGCTTGCGGGCTCTGAATCGTATGAGCTGACTAGGGACGGCGTACAGCGCCTCATGGTCGGCCCACCGATGAACGAAGAGGATTGGGGCACTGGGTATATACCGAAGGCCGCGATTGTCGAAACCACGCGCCGTTCTGGCGTCTCTGGTGCGCTTGATAGCGTCACGGTTCGGCATCAATCGGGCGGCATCTCAATCCTGCTCTTCAAGGCATACGAGCAGGGTCGCGGTAAGTGGCAGGCAAACACGGTTGATTACGTCTGGTTCGACGAGGAGCCCCCGGAAGACGTCTATTTCGAAGGGATAACGCGAACCAACGCCACGCGCGGCTCTGTGGCCGTAACGTTTACCCCGCTCAAGGGCATGAGCACGGTTGTTGCCCGGTACATTCTGGAGAAATCGCCAGACCGCGAAGTCGTCACGATGACGATCGACGACGCGGAGCACTACACGCCGGAAGAACGGCAGAGGATCATTGATTCCTATCCTGCCCATGAGCGGGAAGCGAGAACCAAGGGCGTTCCGTCGCTCGGCTCGGGCCGCATTTTCCCGGTGGCGGAAGAGAGCATCACGATAGCGCCGTTCGAGATCCCGAAGCATTGGGTGCAGATCGGCGGGTTGGATTTCGGATGGGATCACCCGTTCGGGGCTGCTGGCTGTGCCTGGGATCGTGATGCAGACGTGTTCTATGTGACGAAGGTTTACCGGGAGCGCGAGGCGACGCCGATCATTCATTCGGCCGCTCTGAAGCCGTGGGGCGCCTGGCTGCCGTGGTCGTGGCCGCACGACGGTTTGCAACACGACAAGGGCTCGGGCGAGCAACTGGCGACGCAGTATAGGGCGCAAGGCCTGAACATGCTGCCGGAGCGCGCCACGTTCGACGACGGCACCAACGGTGTTGAGGCTGGTCTCTCGGACATGCTGCAGCGCATGCAGACGGGCCGCTGGAAGGTCTTCACGACCTGCGGCGAGTGGTTCGAGGAATTCCGGCTCTATCACCGCAAAGACGGCAAGGTCGTGAAAGAGCGCGACGACGTGATTTCGGCCTCTCGCTATGCCCTGATGATGAAGCGGTTTGCCAAGGTCAACACGCAGCGATCGGTTGATCCGAGGAACGCCGCTGCTGGAGCATGGATGGGCTGATGGATTACGACAACAGCGACGACCTGCTAGCAGCCGGCAAGAAGCAATTCCAGCGCTGCCAGGACGCAGAGGACGAGAACCGCCGCGTTGCGCTTGAGGACATCAAGTTCTCGCGCATGGGCGAACAGTGGCCGGATGAGGTCGAGACGCAGCGCCGCAAAGAGCGCAGGCCCTGCCTGACGATCAACAAGCTGCCGGCATTCATTCGCCAAGTCGTCAACGACGCGCGGCAGAACAAGCCTTCGATCAAGGTTCATCCGGTCGATAGCGGCGCCGATGTGAAGACTGCCGACGTAATCAACGGGCTGATCCGCAACATCGAGTATACGTCGAATGCTGACGTTGCCTATGACACGGCGATCGAGTCGAGCGTTTCTGGCGGGTTCGGCTACTGGCGCATTTCGATCGATTACGCCTATGACGACAGCTTCGAGATGGATTTGTGCATCAAGCGCATTTCCAATCAGTTCTCGGTCTATGGCGACCCGAACTCGACGGAAGCGGATTCCTCGGATTGGGACAATGCATTCGTTATCGACCGGATGCCGAAGGACGAGTTCAAGCGCAAGTACAAGGGGAAGAAGAACGCCGACGACGCACCGGTTTGTGTCGACTTCGACAACGACGCCTGGAGCAACGCCGACGATTGGCTTGACGATGACACGGTGCAGATTGCCGAATGGTGGAACCGTGAGCAGGTCGACAAGGAAATAGTCAAGCTCTCCAACGGCCAGACCTATGCGCGCGAGGACATCGAGGCCGACCCGGAATTGGCGGCGCTGATCGAGGCGAACGCGCTGCAGGTTGTCGGTTCCCGCGTCACGAAATCCTACAAGGTGCGGCAGATCATCATGACCGGCGCCGACGTGCTGGAGGTGAACGACTTCCCCGGCTGCTACATCCCGATCGTCCCGGTGTATGGCGACGAGATCGTTATCGAGGGCAAGCGCTATTTCCGCAGCCTCATTCACAACGCGATCGACGCGCAGCGCATGTACAATTACTGGCGCACGACGGCGACGGAGCTCATTGCTCTTGCGCCCCGTGTGCCGTTTATCGGCCGCAAGGGCACGTTTGACAGCGATGCAAGCCGGTGGGCGACGGCGAACACGCAGAGCCACGCCTATCTGGAGTTCGACGGCGAAGCGCCCGTCCGCATGCCTCTTGACGTTGGGCCGGCCGCCGGCGCGCTTCAGGAGGCGCTGAACGCTTCCGACGACATGAAGGCCATCATCGGCATTTACGATGCATCGCTCGGCGCCAGGTCGAACGAGACGAGCGGCAAAGCCATCATGGCAAGGCAGCGGGAAGGCGATGTTGCAACCTTCCATTTCATCGACAACCTTTCCAGGGCAATCCGCCATACCGGCCGCATCCTGATCGGGCTGATTCCTCACGTCTATTCGGGCGAAAGGGTTATTCGCGTCGTCGGCGAGGACGGTTCGCAGCAAGCGGTAAAGGTCAACGCTCAAGAGCCAGAACCGCAGATCGGCCCGGATGGTCAGCCGGTGCGTGACGAGAACGGCGAAGTCTTGTTGGCGATGCACAATCTCACGGCCGGCAAATACGACCTGACCGTCACGTCTGGCCCGTCGTTCACTACCCGGCGCGAGGAAGCTGCGGCGCAGATGACCGAGCTTGTCCGCGCATTCCCGCAGGCGGCGCCGTATGTCGCCGACATCATGGCCAAGAACTTCGATTGGCCTGGGGCAGACGAAATCGCCAAGCGATTCGAGGCGATGAACCCGGCGAACCAGCAACAGGGCTTGCCGCCTGAAGTGCAACAGATGATCGAGCAGGGCCAACAGGCAATTCAGCAGCTTCAGGCCGAAGTCGAGAGCCTGAAGGCCGACAAGTCGATTGACCAGTTCAACGCCGAGACCGACCGCATGCGCGTTGTCGGCGATCTGCAGAACGACCGCGCCAAGATCCAGATGGACGCGGAGACGAAAGTCGCGGGCCACGTGATCAGCGCTCAGGAACGCGCCTCGCGTCCAACCAATCCCACGCGCCAAGGGTAAGCGGCGCACCTGCAATCCCACCAACCGATAAGGAGTGGACCTTCCAAGGACGAAGGAACGAAGGCTGCTGCCGTAGAACAGGCACCGCCTGCAATCGAAACCACGCAGCCCGAGACTGAAACCGTAGAGCCTGAACTGGAACTTTCCGAAGAGGA